CGGAGGAAGGTCTAGCGGAGAAGGCGCAGCGTGATCGTGTGCCATATGATCTATGGAAACGCGAAGGCCATCTAGAGACGACGCCCGGCAATTCGATCAGTTACGAATATGTGGCAACACGATTGTTTGCTTTGTTCGGACGCTATCGCATCAAGAAAATCGGCTTCGACCGTTGGGGCATGAAGTATCTGCGTCCGTGGTTGCTGAAGGCCGGCTTTACCGAACAGCAGGTTGATGACGTGTTCGTTGAAGTCGGCCAAGGCACATTCAGCATGACACCGGCCTTGCGAGATATGGAGCAATCCATAGTCGAGAGAGAAATCAGCCATGGCAACCATCCGGTGCTGGCGATGTGTGCTTCTTGTGCGATTGTTGAAGGTGCGGACAACGCGCGCAAGCTCAGTAAGCACAAGAGCTCCGGCCGCATCGACGGAATGGTGGCGTTGGCGGAAGCGTTTGCGGTTGCGCCGCTAGCTCCGAAGCAAATCGATGTCGAGGCGATGATAGGATAAATGCAATGAGGATCGTCATCAGCAGCGGTCATGGCAAGTACGTTCGCGGTGCGAGCGGCATCATCGATGAAGTGGACGAAGCTCGCAAGGTTGTCGAGCAAGTCGCGAGCTGGCTGAGGCTAGCCGGGCATCATGTGGTGACGTACCACGATGATGTCAGTACCACGCAGGGTGAGAACCTTGATCGCATCGTGGACTTTCACAATTCCGAGACGCGCGACTTGGACGTGAGCGTGCATTTCAATGCCTATACTCCGACGGATGGCGAGCGTGGTTGCGAGGTTTTGTATCTGACGCAGGAAGCGTTGGCCTACAAGTTGTCCGAAGTGATTTCGACCGCCGGCGAATTCATCAACCGCGGTGCGCACAAGCGAACGGACTTGGCCTTTCTAAACGGGACATCGGCGCCGGCCGTGCTATTGGAAATCTGTTTCGTCGATGCGGCTGGCGATTGCGAGAAGTACAATTTGCATTTCGAAGAAATCTGCCGAAAACTCGGCAGTGCAGCATCGGAGCCGTTCGAGGTTTCCTTTTCCGGAAAGTGCAGTCACTTCGGCGGGCCTGCTGACATGGGCGTGGACGCAGATGAAGGTTTGGCGTTCCTTTATGAAGTGGAGGATGCACCGCATCTGTTTCTTGAGGAGCAGCCGTCGGGAACGACGGGATTAGCGCGGCGGCTTGATCCGGCAACGTTCTATGTCGCGTGCCGTTGGGACTATGACGTGACATCGAAAGAGATGCTGCGGGATCAATCGTTGCTTGCACTTGTTCGAGCAAAGAAGACCGGGCGCAAATTCTATGCGTGGCCGGCCGATTGGGGACCGCATGAAGATACGGACCGCGTGGCGGACATCTCGCCCGGCCTGATGGAAGCTCTAGCCATAACCACGGATGACGAAATCGAGGTTGTCTATCCGGCCTAACGGAGAATGACATGCGCAACGAGCCTGTACACAGTTTCAAGAAAGATGCACCGCTTCAACTGCCGCCCGGCAATCTGTTTCTCAGGCTGTTGACGGCTCGCACCATCGCCACATATGCGCGATGCAGCGTGGCGGATGTCGCCGAAAGGATGTGGCCAAATGATCGCATCTTGTCTGCATTGATCGCAACGAGAGGCGTTCCGGCAACCGCCATGACGAACGTATCCGGATGGGCTGCCGAGCTGGCGCACAAGATAGTCTATGATCTTGTCGAAGCATTGGGAGCCGCATCGTCGGCCATTGATGTGATGCAGGAAGGTGTGCTGCTGGATTGGGACGGAGCCGGGCAGATCAGCGTGCCGGCCTTTACAGCCAGCGCCAACAACTCCGGTTTCGTACAGGAAGGCCAGCCAATCCCGGTGCGTCAATTGGCGAACACGGCAGCGCCGATCAGCCCTTTCAAGGTGGCATCAATTGCGGTGCTGACGCGGGAGATGATGGAGAGCAGCAACGCGGAGCGTTTGATTAGTGATGCCATCGTGCGATCAAGTGGCCTCGCCATCGATGCGGTTTTCTTTTCCGCAGCCGCCGCCACGGCCGCAGCCCCAGCAGGTATTCGAAACGGGATCGCGGCAACTGCAGCGAGCACGAGCACCGATCTTGGATTTAATGCGGTGTTCGAAGATGTGGCGGCATTGATGAATGGAGTTGGCACTGTTGGCGGCAGGGGACCGTTTGCCCTCGTTATGGGTGCGGGTCATGGTGTTACCATTCAAGGCCGCTTCTCCGGCGCCAAAGATCAATTTTCGGTTCATTGGTCCAGCGCCGTTGGCAGTGACATGATTGCGATTGCGCCGAAGGCAATTGCTGCGGCGGTCAGTCCGGAGCCTGACATTGAAGTGACGAATGCGGCGACGCTCGTCATGGATACGGCGCCGGGAGCCGCCGGAACGACTGGCACCGGTGAGAAAGCCATGTGGCAGACGGATAGTCTTGCGATCAAAATCCGTTGGCCGGTGTCATGGGTTGTTCGCAATACGGCTGGCGTGGCATGGCTCACTCCGGCTTGGAAGTGATGTCATGCGAGAAGCGCTCGGTCCATTCGTAGATCAAGCTTTGCCGGAGATGGAGCCGATCATCTGTTGCGAAGAAACGCCATATGGTTGGCGAGGGATAACATCGCACGGAGAGATTTACGAAGTTCGCGGCAGCAACGGTCACAAGATTGAAATTCCGACCGAGCCGCTGATCATGCATCAAAACGGTAAGCCGGTTGGCAAGCGTCTCATAACTAACGAGCTCAAAGTCAATATCGACGATTATCTGTTGCACTTCAATCGTGTGGTCAGTCATTATCAGAACAACCGATTGCAGGAGGCATTGGACGAATGCAGACAGACATTGATGTGCGCTCCGACATTGCGGGCGAAATTCAATCAAAGCATGATCAAGCTGGCGATGGGGGATTGGCGTGGCGGTCTTCAAGAATATTGGGATTGCGAGCAACACAAGCCGTTCATGCGTCCACAAGCTGCGGAAGCTATAAGTGCCGGGCTTCGGCCTTGGAAGGGCGAGCCCCTGAATGGAAAGCGTTTGTTGTTGCTACATGCTCACGGTTTCGGCGATACGATCCAGATGTTGCGCTATGTGCCGCGATTAAAGAAAACCTTGATGGTGATGCCGGAGCCGATGCAGCGACTATCCGAGCAAGTTGGGCTTGTGTTAGACCAAATTGTTGACACGGATTATTTCTGTCCGATTTTGCATCTGCTGTACGTTCTCAACGTGACGCCGGCCAAGGTTCTCGGCGGCATGTATCTCCGGGCTCTCAATAGCAAGCCGTCGCAAAATTGGTCGGAGGTTATCGGTAACGAGAAAAAGCGACGGATCGGGATTGCGTGGAGTGTTGGCAAACCGAGCCCCGGTGATTATCCGCGGGAAATCGATTTGCTCGAATTGGTTTTGCGTCTTCGCACGGAAGGCGTCGAGCTGCATTCGGTACAGATACAAGGCGGAGCGGAAGCTCAACGCCTCGGCGTCAAGGTTCACCATTTCAAAGATTTTGCCGATTGCGCATCTCTGATGATGCATATGGATGAAATCATCAGTGTTGATACCGCAGCTCTGCATCTCGCCGGCGCTATCGGTCATCCGAAGGTGACGGGACTGCTATCGTATTGGCATAGCTGGCGATGGGTTGCGCCTTGGTACAACAACGTAAAGATTATCACGCAGCAATCGCACGGGGATTGGCAGAGTGCGCTGACGCAAATATGAGAACAGTTCGGATCGTCTCCGATTTGATCAAGGGACCATTCAGCAATTATCTCGGAGCTCACGAAGTTTCGATACTGGTGCACCTTGTTAGAAGCGTGTCACCTAAAATCATGATCGAATTCGGTTGCCATTATGGCGTGACAGCGCGCCGATTGCTCGATAACGTTTCGACGTTGGAAAAGTATATCGGCATCGATGTTCCGGCTGATCATGTGACGGCGTTGAAGTGCCAGCAAACCGAAGTCCCGATTTGTGCCGGCAGTATCGGCGCGACCGATGATCGTTTCTATCTGCTCATGGCTTCATCGATTGGGTTGACGGCCGACGCTCTAGAGCCGTGCGATGCCATATTCATCGATGGTGATCATAGCGAGGAAGCCGTGCGGCACGAGAGCTGGCTCGCACGTTCATTGGTCCGACCCGGCGGCATTATATGCTGGCACGATTACGGCAATCCAACCGTTGAAGTGACGCAAGTTTTAGATGAGCTCTATTCAGAGGGTTGGCCAATCGCGAGCGTTGAGCATTCTTGGCTCGCATTCATGAGGGTATAGTCATGACCAAGCGCAAGGACATCGATCCAGACGACTATGACGACTATGACGAATTCATGGATGATTGCTTGGGCGAAATGGACGACATAGATGCCTGCCAAATCCTTTGGGATGAAAAAGGTGCCAAAGGCATCATGCGCAAGACGCACAGCGGCGGCTCTGATGGAATGGAATTCGTTCTGAGCGACGAAACACCTGACCGTATGGACGATGTGATTTTGTCCGATGGCTGGGACTTGAAGCATTTCAAGAAAAATCCGATCGCGCTGTTTGCGCATCGTTCTGATTTCCCAATCGGCAAGTGGAGTAATCTGCGGATTGAGGACAAGCAGCTCCGCGGGCACCTTGAGCTCGCGCCAGTTGGCACATCACATCGCATTGACGAAATTATCAGGCTCGTCGATGCCGGTGTGCTCAAGGCTGTTTCGGTTGGCTTCCGGCCGACCGAATATGAAGAGCGTGAAGGGACGGATTGGGGATACACTTACGTCAAGAGCGAATTGGTGGAGTGTAGCCTAGTTACCGTTCCTGCAAATCCCAACGCCTTGGCTGTTGCCAAGTCGTTGAACATTTCTCGCGAGACAATCGACATGATCTTTGCCGGGCAAGGCAATAAAGATCGTGCGCGAAAGCGGCGCGAGTTTAACGGCGGGCAAGCCAAGCAGGTACATATCAGGACAAAGGGACATACCATGTCCACTCTCGGCCAGCGCATCGCGGACCTGCAAACGCAGCTCACCGCCAAGCGTGACACTCTGCAAGACCATCTCGAAAAGGTGGATGATACCAATGTCAGCAATGCTGATCTTGAAGTGACGAACAAGCTCAATGAAGACATTCGTCAGCTTGAGCGCACCCATGACATGCTTGTTGAAAGCGAAAAGAACCTCAAGGGCACCGTTGGGCCGGTGCCTGTCAATCGCTCCGTGGTGACGATTGAAACCAAGGAGACGAAAGGCGGACCGGGAGCACCGGCCGTTATTCTTCACCGCACCAAAGACAGCGTTGACATCATTGATCTGTTCGTCAAGGCAGCGACGCTGGCTTATGCGGCGAAGACATGGGGCCGTTCGTTCGATCAGACGCGCGAGAAAATCGGCACCATGCATCCGGAGTACAACAGCGAGGAAGCGCGGTTCATTCAGGACATCGTGCTTCGTGCTGCTTCGGCTCCGGCGATGACGACCGTGCCCGGATGGGCGCAGGAGCTCGCACACACTACGTATGCGGCTCTGATGCCTCTACTGATGCCGCAAGCGATCCTCACTCGCCTTGCTGCGAAAGGTTTGGCTTTGACGTTCGGTCAGGCCGGCCGCATTGTCATTCCCAATCGTCAGCGGACGCCGAGCCTAGCCGGATCGTTCGTCGGTGAAGGTTTGGCAATCCCTGTTCGGCAGGGTGCGTTCACTTCGCAGACGCTCACTCCGAAGAAAATGGCAGTGATCACGACTTGGACGCGCGAAATGGATGAACACTCCATCCCGGCAATCGAGGGTCTGCTGCGTGAAGCCATCCAGCAGGATACGAGCGTTGCGGTCGATACCGTGTTGATCGACAACAATGCGGCGACGACCATTCGTCCGGCTGGTCTGCTCAACGGCATCACCGTGACAACGGCGACAGCCGGCGGTGGCATTGCAGCGTTCATTGGCGATATGACGGCGTTGATTGGTGCACTGACCGTTGGAACCTATGGCAACATTCGTTCACCGGTTTGGATGGCCAATCCGTCCGACATGCTCCGTGCATCACTGCTCCAAGCGGCCAATACGGGTATCTTCCCGTTCCGCGAGGAAATTGCCAACGGAACGCTCAACGGCATTCCGATCATCGACAGCGCGACCGTGCCGACGAAACAGCTCATGATCGTTGATGCGGCGGACTTCGTGGTTGCCGGTGGCGAGGCGCCGCGGATGGAAATGAGCGATCAGGCCACGTTGCACATGGAAGACACCAATCCGCAGGATTTGGTGATTTCTCCCAGCACCGTTGCCGCGCCGCAGAAATCTTTGTGGCAGACAGACAGTCTCGCGCTTCGCATGGTCATGCCCATGAATTGGGTACAGCGGCGCGCCGGCACGATTGCGTACACCACTTCCGTTACTTGGTAGGTAGCGGCAGGCAATTCAAAGGAGAAAGTTAAATGGCAAGTGCAACGAAGTATGCCGACGATCCGGCAACCGAGAATGCCAAGAAAGCGCTTGAGGCGGAAAAGAAAGTCTCAGACGTGTCAAAGGCGGAATACGCCAAGCGCATGAAGGGCAAGCCAACTCCGACGCAGGAAGAAAACGATTTGGCGATGCTCGGCGCTCACATCCTCACGCATGAGGATGATGGCAGTGAGCCTGATCCGCACGGGCAGACAACGCCGGGCGACAATGGCGGCAAGTCTCCGCAGCCATACGCGGGGACACGTCACGAAGCGACCAAGCCGGCACACGGCAGACACAGTAGCGAGTAAACTATGCGACAGATGATCGCCAATGGTCTGCGTTATCTCTTGAAGCAAACGGAAGGAAGCTTCCGGCCCGGTCCGTACTGGCTACCGATTACTGGTGGCTGGCTTCCTGACGGGGCAGACATCAATTGGTGGCAGGAGGGTTATAATCCCTACTATACATCAACGATGCAATCGGCGATGGTCGAAGCGTGTATCTCTGCATACGCTCAAACCATTGCGATGTGCCCCGGAGCTCATTGGCGAACGAATAGCAAAGGCGGGCGAGACAGAATTAAAAACTCTGCTCTCGCCCGCATCATGCATTATCCAAACGATTATCAGACGATCAGCGATCTTGTGATGAACCTGACGCGGCATCTGTACACATACGGAAATTGCTACGCACTGGCTCTTCGCAATGATCGTTATGAAATTTCCGAGCTGCACATAATGAACCCGGAGACTAGCCGGCCGCAATTGTCGGAGACGGGTGAAATCTTCTATTGGCTGTTCGGCAATGACATCATCTACAAGCGTTTCGGTCCGGAATATCTCGTTGTGCCGATGCGTGACGTGTTGCACATTCGCTTGAATTTGAAGCGGCGTTATCCAATCCCGCTATTCGGTGAAAGTCCGG